GTCCGCCTTCCACGCGGCTTGGACAGACCAGTACATCGAGGCTCTGGTAGAACTGTGGCATATCGGCCCACTTGTACCGCTTGGTGGGCACCGGCCATCCGCGCCCACTGGCCCGCCAGTCGACCTTCTGGGCGATGAGACTCTCCAACATGCCGCGCACCAGGTCCTCGCCCTTGCGATGGTTCGAGTAGGTGTACCCCGAAAGGCCGAACACTGGCCGCGCGCCCTTGGGAGCCTTGTCGATAGTGAACCGGTCCTGCTCAACCGGCAGCGGCGGCTGGATCGTGGGCCCGTGTTCGACAACCATATCGCCATAGATGCGCGACATCATCACGCGTAGATCGACGCGCTGGGCCATTCGGTCGAACAGTCGAGCCTTGGCGTTCTTGAGAGGCTGCTCCTCCCGATGGGTAAAGTAGGCCGCGACTGGATGGTCGGGCCACTCCTTTACCTTTTGGCCCTCAAAGTAGGCCATCAGGTAGGTGACGTCATAGCCATCGGCAGGCGCTGCGGTCAAGTCCCAGCCTAGATAGTCGCGCAGATACCGCGCGAATCGCGGGATCACGCGATCATCGTTCAGGTTTCGGCAGACGACATTGACACACAGCGCCATGCTCAGCTCCTATTCGTCAGTGCTCAGGTGGGTCCTAGGAACCCGCGGCGAAATCGACCTCGATGAACGCGGTCGGACGGATCACGCCGAACGCCGCGCGCATCTCGGCCAGGATCGCCACCATGTTCCGGATGAAAAAGTCCTCATGGCTGTCCGAGACAGCGATCGTCGAACGCTGACGATCCCAGACGACTGCCTTGCGCCAGTCGCCGAGAATTGCGGAACCTTCGGCCTTGGCCTCGGACTCTACCACCGGATAGCCCCAAAGCGTGCGCGGACCCTCGCGCATCGGGCCGCCCCAGTAGTATCGGTTGTCTCCGTCCTTGAGAAGGTCGATGGTCTCCATGTCTGCCGGGTTCATCACCCATGCCGTGGGAGTCGCGCGTCCGGTCGTGCGCAGCGTGGTGATCGCCTTGCGCGACGTGGTTATCAGATCAGTGTCCCAGGCTTGCGTCAGGATGCCCGACGTGTTCAGGATACCGGTAAAGTTCTCGCCCACGCCGTTGCCGTTGACCAGCTGGTCCTCGAACTCTTCATTGAGGTCGTCGCTCAGCTCCTGGTCGATGATACCGCGCAGCTGACTGGCATCCGACAGCGCGCGCTTGGTCGCCGGAATCCAGACGGCAATCGTCTTGACGGTCTCGGTGACCTTTTCGAACGACATGGCCCCCTCGGGCTTTTCGCCGCTCACCTCGCCGCTGGCGCCCGAGTAGGTCGTGACGTTGGCCTCGGCCACGGGCGTCGCCTGCGAGACCTGGGTCACCTGCCGCACGAACTCAACCGTGTCGCTCTGCGTCTGGCGGGTATTGACCAGGTTTCGCAGCACCAACGGCATGCGCCCCAGGGGCTCATAGATTCCGGTATAGTCGGTCTGCACGAACGCCCCGGCGCTGGTGTCGCTGTCCCCGGTGAGTAGCGTCTTGCGCGGGAACAACGTGGGGAACTCTACCGGCGGGCTCATGATGCCCTTGGCGCTGGTGGGGATCATCCCGTTCGGGAATCGTTCCAGCCATTCCTTGAACGCCGGGGCGTTCACGAATCGCTGACCGATGGTGCCCTTTTGCGCGGCTGGGACGCCGCCGAGCTGGTCCGGGGTCGTGACCAGGTCGATCCCATCGCCGATTGCGGCGATCTGCTTTCGCAGGTCGTCATCCGCGGCTTTCTTCTTGATCTCGGCCTGCAACTCCGAGGCCTCATCCAGATAGCCCTTGACCTTTTCCCGCTCCTCAGCCGAGAAATCGCGCTGGGCCTTCTCGGCCGCATCGCAGATGGCACGAGCCGCCAGCAGAGCGGCCTTGCGTTTTTCTTGTAGCTCCTTGAGAGTCATCTTACACTCCTGTGTCGTCTATGCCTGATTCGATTAGTTCTATCGCGACGCGTGCGGCCAGGGTCTTGGACGCGGGATCGCTCGACTTACCGCCGTTGGCGGCCTCGCCTTCGTCCGAGTCGTCGTCCTGGTCGTCGCCACCGCTATCATCCGCCCCGACGCACTTGGCGCCGAGAGAGACTGCTAGATCGTGAATCGCCTGCAACGCCTCGGCCTCTTTGCCAGCGGTATCCGCATCCGCCTTGATCGAGGCCAACGCGTTCTTGATAGTGATCAGTTGCGTGTCGGGATTCATGCCCACCAGGCATGGGCCCACTTCCAGCAAGTCGAGCTGCTCCAAATCCTGATAGTGGTTTGGCTCGATCCGATCATCGTCCGAGACCGGCGTCGACTTGACTATGTCATAGGCGAACGAGAACTCGGCCAGCGTGCCATTGGTCATCTTCTTGTAGACACGATTGGCAAACGGCTCGTCCATCTCGAGCTGCCCCTTGACCAGCAGGCCCTCATCGGTCTCGCTGGCTTCGAGCACCTGACCGATATGCGCGTCCAGGTTGTCCCACTCATGCGAATAGATCACTGGAATCGGACGTCCCTTTTGCGCCCAGGTCTGCAGCGTGGCCTCGAACGCGCCGGGCAAGATTCGATCCCCGCCACGATCGACGTTGTTGAATACAGCCACCAGGGCCTCGAACACGCCCTGCCCCTCGTCGACGGCCTTGAACTGGGCCCCAAACGTTTTGTATAGCATCGCTACCTCCCGAATATGACCGAGCAGTTGCAGTTGGCGTTGTTCTCAGCGCCACCGGCCGGATCGCCCGGCCACTTCATTCCGTTGGAGAACAGGTCCCCGATGTCTACCGTCTCGCCGTCGAGCACCCGATGCTCTGGGCGTGGGTTCTGCGAGTTGACCTTCCAAGTCTTGGTCTTGAGTCCGCCCTGTCGAGCGCCCTCCTGGGAGCCGAACACGCTCGCCGTGGTGACGCCCCGCACCGCCAGCTCTGGCGCCCGCTTCGAGAGCGCCACCTCGAAAACGTGTGCGATGGCGTCCACTACCACTTCCGCAGTCAGCGCGGATGCCAGCAGGTCGCGTGTGTGGCCATTGATCTCTTCTGCCGCGATGCGCGCGTTCTCCGCGAGCCAGGCATCCATCAGAGCGGCGTCAAAGTCGGCGGCGGTCATGTCGGCCATGTACTCGCCCCACACGCTGGCGGTGGCATAGTTGAGCCGGTAGTAGTCGGCCTCCAGCTCGCGGTTCCATCGCACCGCGTCCCAGATCTCCTCGATCATCAGCACCGGCGTCGCCTTGCGTGGCACCTTGGGGAGCACGGCGTCGCGTTGCCGCTTGAAGGTGTGCTCCAAGACCTCTTGCCACTTTTCCTCATGCCGTGCGCGCGTACGCGGCAACGTAGAATCGACGCGGCCGTCTGCCTTGGCTCCCGGGATCGTGAGCGCCATCACGCCGCCGTCCGATTCGCTGTCCTGGGGGCTGGCCTGCCCGCCAACTAGCACATTGAGCGGCGTACCCAGCTCGGCGGCGTCGCCGCCCATGCTCGGCAGGTTCATCCTCGCGCGGGCCTCATCGGGTGTCATCCAGGCGCGCCCCACGGAGGCCTGCATGGCGGCGGTCTGCTCCTCGAACGATCCCGCCATCTTGGCGGCGATGTTGAACTCGCAGTAGACGCCGTCGTTCTCCGGCGTCGGATCCAGCATCTGCAGCTCGATCTCCTGTTCGATCATCGCCAGCCACGGGCCCAGACAGTCCTGGTACAGGTTGCGGTGCTGCTCCCGGATATTGCTGAACGTGGCATTGTCCAGGATGCCGACCATGGGCAACGGGATATGATATGCCCGCGCGCACTCTGCTCGGGTCAGCTTTCGCCCCGCGACATACTCGGACTCTTGCGCCGAGAACGTGTTCTGCCTCCAGGTCATCCCCTCCTCGAGAATGGCCGTCGCGCCCGAGTTGCCCTCATCGCTGTAGAGCGCGGCGAACTCTGCGCGGAATCTCTCTCGCGCCTGCGGACTCCAGTCTGGCGCTTCGGTTGGGCGCTCGATGACCCCGCCCATGCGGGCGACGTTCTGCCAATAGCCCTCACGGTAGCGGCCCATCGACATCTCTTCCGCCAGGATTCGCCGCAACGTCTCCATCGGAGAGAGCCCTGTCGTGCTGCTTGCGGGGTTGTATCCCCGGAAATGCACAATCTGTTCAGGCGCGTAATGGAGCGGCTTCCCGCCGATACTGACCTCGTAGAGTCTGGGCGCCAGCCCTCCCTTGACCGTCATCAGCTCGGGCGGAACGCGCAGCAAGGCCGGTCGCCCCAGTCCATCCTTGAGCTTGAGCCAAAAGGCATTGAAGTAGAGCCCCAGGTCGCCCATTAGCGACTCGATCAGTCGGTAGGTCGTGGTCCACGGATTGGGTCGCCGCAGCAACAGCGTCAGCGGGTGCTCGCGCAGCCGCACGCGGTCGGTCTCGCCCTCTCGGCGGAACACGTGTAGCCCGAGCTGGGCGACGTTGCGCGCCAAGAAATCGACGCAAGTGCGCACGTTCGGCTGTTGCTCATAGATGGTCGCATACGTGTAATAGTGCTGGTTGTAGAGATTGAGCGACTGGTAGCCGCTGTAGCTGTGGCTCGGCGCCCAGCGCTCGCTCAGTTCTGTGATTGCGCCCATGCTCTCGACGACGGCGCCCATCAGCCCACCACCTGGATAAAGTCGACGTTCTCGCGATAGATCAGCACTTCACCATCGACCGGCGTTGTCTCGCCGCGTCCGCGCAGCATGACCGCCTGTCGCAGCACGAGGTACCCGCCTCGTCGGCGCCAGAGCACGCCGCGAAAGGCCTGATCTGACTTGGTGTTGACGATCACCTGCCGCAGATAGAGATAGCGCCGGAACACTAGACGACCTCCAAGCCGCGATCCTCATAGATCGACCGTTTTGCCGGTGCCTGGCGCATGGCGCGATCCAGCGCCATGACCAGCGACACAATGCCATCGATGCGCGCCTGACTCTTGGCCTTGTCGGGTTTCAGGTTGCCCGCCGGGTCCATCTTGACGACAACGCTATCGGCCATAAACCGCAGCACCGGGTTGCCGCCATGGTGCAGCTTTTTCTCCAGCAAGCGCCGCTCGAACTCTTTCATAGGGGCGGCCATACTGATAAAGCCCTGCCCCATGCCATAGACCTCGAGTCCCTCATCCTCTAGCTCTTGCGAGAGCTGATACCCCTGGAACAAGCGGTCGACGTTCAGCGACTGCAGCTTGAAGCGACGCGCGTCGTCCAGAATCTGTCGCCGGATGGCCGCATAGTCGATGGCGTCGCCATCGGTGACCAACAGATAGCCCTGCTGCGCCCAGACACGGTACTGGTCAACATAGCGGTTGGTCTCGTCATGCAGCTTGGCCTCTGGACACCAGAACCGTGCCAGAATGTCCAGATCGTCGCTCCCTTCGCCCCATGGAAACGCCATCACCCAAGCCGATAGGTCAGAGACCGCCGACAGGTCGAGGCCGCCAAAGCACTCGCGCCCGATCAGCTGGCGCTCGACGGGGTTCCCCGCGTTCTCGTCCCACAAGCGCAGATCAATCCAGCGGTCCGACTGTTGCGTCCACTCATTCAGATGCAACCTCCTGAACGCGTTCTGTGCCGCGGGCAGGTGCTTGGCGCGATCGCATTTGCGCTGCAAGTCGTCCCGCTTCACCGAGATGTCCAGATTGGGGTTGGCCTTGGCCCACACCACTGGATCCGTCCAGTCATCGCCCTCGTCGATGGTGGCAATATAGCTGAACCAGTTGTCATCCTGGACCGTGCCCTCCAGGATGCGCCGCGAGTACTCGTGGTGCTCAAAGCAGATGCTGGCCTGGTCGCTCCCCGCCGTCGTGATCTCGATGATCAGCGGCTGGCGCCGGGCACCGGTGGCCGTATCCAGGACCTCGATCAGCCGCCGCGTCTTGTGCGCGTGCACCTCATCGACCAAGGCTGCGTGAACGTTCAGCCCGTCCATGCCGTCGACGTCGGCGCCCA